AGCACTAGGGCTAGGTCAGCTAGGTTGGCATTCATATCTACAATCTAAAATGATTGCATTTGAATCATTTGATGCACATCTATTATCAGCAAAGATTAGTAAGTTTATTGACGATCGTTCTCTTGAAGCTTCAAAAGAATTAGCTATTGAGTATGGTGAACCAGAAGGTATGTTAGAAACAGGCGAACGGAATTTAACAAGAACTGCTGTTGCTCCAACTACATCATCATCTTTTATTCTTGGCCAAGTATCTCCGTCTATTGAACCTTTAGCATCTAATTACTTTACAAAAGATTTAGCAAAGGGTAAATTTACATATCGTAATCCATACTTAAAAGATTGTTTAGCTGAGCACAATAAAGATAATGAAGAAACTTGGGTTGACATTCTAAAGCATGGTGGATCAGTACAGCACCTTGAGTTTTTAACGCAAAACGAAAAAGATGTATTTAAAACATTTAGTGAAATTACTCCACTATCTATTGTCCAACAAGCAGGCGCAAGACAAAAATATATAGATCAGTCACAAAGTTTAAATATTCTAATTCATCCAGATGTACCAGCTAAAGATGTAAATGCTTTACTTATTGAAGGTTGGAAGCTAGGTGTTAAAACTTTCTACTATCAACGTAGTGCTAATCCAGCTCAAGAACTGGTACGTGACATTATGAACTGTGATGCTTGTGAAGGATAACAATAAATGAAATATTATTACATTGAATGCGAAATTTGTGACGAGCAGTCTCAAATAACAGTAGAAAATTCTTCTCCAGAGCCAGAGTTTTGTCCTATGTGTGGTAATATAGCCATACCAAACTTCTTAGATGAAGAGGAAGATTTAGATTAAATTTTACTAAATAGTATTACTTACAACTAGGGTTAAGTAATATTATGTGGATTTTAAATGGTAACGAATTTGACCCAACCGAGTTTGATTTTGATAACTTGGTTGGGTTTGTTTATTGTATAACAGATTTAAGCAACAATAAAAAATATATAGGTAAAAAAGGTTTTTGGTCAAGAAGAAAACTAAAACCACTAAAAGGTAAAACCAGAAATAGAATTGTTAAGAAAGAATCCGATTGGAGAGATTACCACGGATCTAATGAGGAAGTTAAACTTCTTGTTGAGACTCATGGATCAGAAAGATTTAAAAGAGAAATACTCCGACTCTGCAGAAGTAAAGGCGAGATGTCTTACTTTGAAATGAAAGAGCAGATTGACCGTGAAGTGCTATTTAGCGACGAATATTATAATGAGTTTATAGGAGGAAAAATTCATTCTAAACACGTTAAAGGAATAGCAAATGTATGAATATAAATGTAAAGTATTAAGAGTAGTCGATGGTGATACAGTAGATGTTGATATTGATCTAGGTTTTGGAATAGTATTATCAGATGAAAGAGTTCGTATCATGGGAATTGATACACCAGAATCACGCACTAGAGATAAAGTAGAAAAGCTTTTCGGCAAAGCAAGTAAGTATAGACTTGAATCATTACTGGGTGAAATTGCTATATTAAAAACACAAATTAATAAAGACGGCGAAGATATGAAAGGTAAGTTTGGTAGGGTTCTTGGAGACTTTGTAACAGAAGACGGAAGAATGGCTACTGAAGTAATGATCGATGAAGGACATTGTGTTCCATATTTTGGCGGATCAAAGGAAGAGGTCCAAGCACAACATATGAAAAATAGAGAACGTCTTATATCAGAAGGTATTGTAACACAGGAACAAATAGATGAAGTTTCATAAATATGCTTGATTATTTAACATTAAGTTTGGCTTTATCGTTACACCTTGGTATGGATGGAGAGTATAACGAATTACATCCTCATATTCGATATCAAGATAATAAGTTTATATCTGGAGCATATTATAACAGCTTAAATAAAATATCATTATATGCGGGAATTCGACACGAAATAAATAATTTTGGAATTGAATTTACTACTACTACTGGTTATGATAATCTTTTTTCGCCGTATATTCGTGCTACACAAGACGTTAGTGAGCATACTAGATTTTTTATAACTGGCGCGGCAGAGAATAAAAGCATAGGGACAATTATTGGTGTTGAATTATCAATAAACTAATAGGAGACTAATTATGAACGCTAAATTCGGAATAGGTGTCATTATAGCAATTGTGCTACAAGTAAGTGCGTTTGTTTGGTGGACGGCACAACAAGCACAAACTATTGAAACACTTAAAGGTGAGGTTGCAGAACTTACCGCCAAGAGTGAAATTGAAAAAGAAGTTACATTAATTAATGATGTAAAACAACTACAGAAAGATATTATCGAGCTAAATGATAAAACACTGAAAGCAATACTTGAAACACATGATCGTATTGATGGTTTAGGGCAACATGTAAGTAAACAAGATGAACTAATTAATAGCACCTTTACAAACCAAATGGCAGAGTTTGAAGAAAAGGTACAGAATAGTTTTAATGTAGTTGAGGGTTGGGTAGATGAGTTAGATGTTTCTGTTGAAGATTTATATTTACACATAGATGTGACTAGTCAAGGTCTTGATAAAAAATTAAGTGATAGAATTAAAGATCATAAACATTAGGGGTTTACATTTAATTCAAAATAGTATATAATGGTTTTAGTTATAAAGAGGAATATATTATGATTATTATTGATTACTCTGGTGTTTCTATTGCTCCTATTGCAATGGGTCATGCTGGTGTAGATGAAAACTTAATTCGCCATATGATTCTAAATTCTATTAGAATGTATAGAAATAAATTTAAAGATAAGTATGGCGAAATAGTTATTGTCGCAGACGGCGGTGGTAACTGGCGTAAGAAAGTATATCCTGAATATAAAGGCAATCGTTCTAAGAATCGTGAAGAATCTAAGATTAACTGGGAAGAAGCCTTCCGTGTTATTGGTATGGTTCGTGATGAACTTAGAGATAATTTTCCTTATAAAGTTATTCACCAGTGGGGCTGTGAAGCAGACGATACTATTGCCGAACTTGTAAAGTGGACACAAGAATTTGGTAATCATGAGGAAGTCATGATTGTATCAGCAGATAAAGATTTTAAACAGCTTCAGAAATATAATAATGTAAGACAGTATTCTAATATTACAAAGAAATTTGTAGACGAGTCTAATCCCAGACTTTATCTTGCAGAACATATCTTAAAAGGTGATGGTGGTGATGGAGTACCTAATGTATTATCTGATGATAAGTGTTTAGTTGAAGGTCGCCGACAGAATGTTCTATCAAAGAAAAAGAAAGAGGCTTTACTAGAAGACCCTAAAGCTTTAGGCGAAGACGTTTATAGAAACTATTTGCGTAATAAAAAAATGATTGATTTAACAGAAAGTTCGGAATGTCCTGAAAGTATAAAACAAGAGATTATAAATACTTTTATAGAGCAAGATCAATATAAAAACAAAGGTAAAGTTTTTCCCTTTCTTGTTCAAAAAAGATGTAAATTATTGCTAGAGAATGTACAGGAGTTTATTTAGAATGGCGAAACTAATTTATGAAGTAATTGTGGAAGCCGGCAAGAAAAGATCCAAGGCTGAGAAAGTTGAATGTTTAAAACAGAATGAATCTTGGGCTTTAAAAGATATTCTTAGAGGTACATATGATGATGCTGTTCAATGGTTAGTTCCAGAAGGAGCGCCGCCATATACTCCCAATAAAGAAGAAAGCACACCATCTAATCTTATTAGACAAAATACTCAGTTTAGGTATCTAGTAGATTCGCCAGATGCTAGAAATGTGCTTAAAGCCAAACGTGAAAATATTTACATTAGATTACTAGAATCTATTCACCCATTAGATGCAGAGATTGTAATAAACATGGTTAGTAAAAAATCTATTAAAGGCATATCAAAATCAGTAGTGCAGGAGGCTTACCCAGGTTTAATACAAAAAGGTTGATAATGAATACCAATAAATCTAAAAACTTTGTGGCTGGTCTCCCTTTTAAGGGTTGGCCAGCTTTTACTTTTCTAAAGGAGATAATAATGTCTGAACATCAATTACAGAGATTGCTTAAAGATTCCGAAGCACTAAACACATTTGCTGGAATGCTACTCGAAGAAGGAGAGACAGAACTCGTGAAAAAAATAGAAGCAAAGAAAAAGTTTTTAGACAATCACATATCGACGGTCATGGAGGTGGCCGCCTAATTTTAAATTTGTAAACTTAACTGTTTACAAGTCATTCAAAATATAGTATTATAATTATATAATCTTATTTGGAGTTACCAATGAATATTTTTGTACTTGATAGTGATCCTATCAAATCAGCTCAACTGCAATGTGATAAGCACGTTGTTAAAATGATAGTTGAATCTGCTCAGATGCTATCTACTGCTCATAGAATGTTGGATGGTTATGTAGAGAAACGTCTTTCAAAATCTGGTAAACGGATGATAAACTACTGGGTCCATCCAGATACGCATATGGAAAATACTTTGTATAAAGCTGTTCATCATGGACACCCATGTACTGTATGGACCATGCAATCAATTGCAAACTATGCGTGGCATTACGATCATTTTTATGCTCTATGCATTGAATACCAATATCGCTATGATAGAGTACATAGCACTCAAACTAAGCTTGAGGAAATCTTATCTGTTCCACCGAAAAATTTAAATTACCACAAAGGGCTTACTCCCTTTGCCTTAGCTATGCAACACGAACCACAGTGCATACATAAAGACGAACCCGTTAGATCATATCAAGAATATTACCAAACTAAACAAGACAGATTTAAAATGGTTTGGTCAAAACGTGATGTTCCAGAATGGTTTAATTATAATGTTGCAGCATGATTTAAAATGCAT